CAAAAGCGTTTTCTTTTCCCTCTATACAAGAGTCTGACATAAAAGTTGATGTAGATGGTGTCATAAAATCATCAGGCACACACTACAATATAACAAGCTACACTACTACAGGTGGTGGTAATGTAGTTTTTACATCAGGCAATATACCAGCTAGCCCAGCAGCTATACGTATCTTTCGTGATACAGACGTAGATAGTGCAAAGGCTACATATACGGCAGGGTCATCAGTCAAGGCAGCTGACCTTAATGCCAACCATGAGCAGTTACTGTTTGCTGCACAAGAAGAACAAAATCAAACAGTATTATCAAGCGATATAAAAGACGGTGCAGTTACAACAGCTAAGATACTCGACAGTAATGTAACAACCGCTAAGATAGCCGACAACGCAGTTACATCAGATAAGTTTGCAGATAATACTGTAACAATGGCAAAGTTAGCTGGAGGCACACTACCTACAGATATAACTGTAGCAAGTGCTAACATTGTAGATCTTTCTGTTGCTACAGCTGATATAGCAGATAACGCTATCACAACAGCTAAAATTGCTGACGGTTCAGTAGTTACTAGCCACCTAGCTTCTAATGCTGTAACTACAGCTAAAATAGCTGATAATGCAGTAGTCACTAGCCACATAACTAACACAAATGTTACAGATGCAAAACTAGCATCTAACTCTGTTACAACATCTAAAATTACAGATGCAAACGTAACCACAGCTAAGATAGCAGATGACGCAGTTACTATAGGTAAGATTGGTTGTGAGCAAACTACAATAACTGACAGTGATTCACACTTACCAACATCAGGTGCTGTCGTAGATTATGTTGCTGCACAGCTAGAACCGTTTGGTGGTTTTGAAGCTATAGCTAACGAGGTATCATTTCCTAACACACAGCCTGTATCTGGTGTAGCTATTTCTATAGCAGACGCAGCTGGTATAGTTGTAAATAGCAGTGGTGTTAGTACAACAGGTAGAACTGTAGGTGGCACAACTGTTACAATAAACAACATACCTTCTAACTTTCATAGTTCTACTATAGCTACAGGTATACGTTTTATTGTGACATCTACTGGCTCTAGTCAGACATATAATTATCACAAAGCTACACTTCCAGAAAGCGACCTAGTTAGTCTTAGTGGAGACATTAATGATTTCAACGAAAGATATAGAGTTGGTTCGTCGAACCCTACAAGTAGTAACGATAGTGGTGACTTATTCTTTAATACTTCTACAGGTAAGATGCTCGTGTATGATGGCACAGCAGCAGCATGGGAAGAAGTACAATCAGTAGGACAGTTTTTTATAAATACATTATCTAGTTCATCAGCAACTGGTGGAGGCAGTGCAACATTCAATGGATCAGCTTATAGATTTACACTTAGCAACGCAGGCACTTTTGCACAGCAAATGCTTGTTAGCATCAATGGAGTCATTCAGAAACCTAACACAGGAACCAGCCAACCCAGCGAAGGCTTTGCTCTTGACGGCGGGGATATTTTATTTGCTTCCGCTCCTTCTAGTGGTGCTGATTTCTTCATCATCACGATCGGGTCAACAGTAAATATAAATGAACCAAGTGCTGGTAGTGTAACAGCTGCTAAGATTGCATCTGGTGCAGTAACAACAGCAAAGATTGCGGACGACGCAGTAACTGCTGCAAAGCTCGCTGACACGTCTGTAACTGCTGGTAGTTATGGTTCATCAACTTCTATTCCAAGCATCACTGTAGACGCTCAGGGACGTATTACAGCGGCATCTGGCAACTCTGTTAACACAGATGTAGTCGGTGACACAACACCACAGCTAGGCGGTAATTTAGATACTAATGGAAATAATATTCTATTTGGAGATAGTGCTAGTGGTTCTGATGATCGTTTAAAATTTGGTGCTGGTACTGATTTTTCTATATTTCATAACGGAACAGATAGTAAGCTCCAAAACGGCACAGGCGAGCTTATTTATATGAGTGATACTCACCGTTTAAGATCTCATACAACTGCTGATAATCATATAGTATCAGTTGATGGTGGAGCCGTAGAGCTATATCACGACAACAGTAAAAAGCTTGAAACTGCAAGCGGTGGTGTTACCGTAACAGGTACAGTAGCTGCAACAGCTTACACAGGTGATGGATCTGCATTGTCTGGTGTAGCATCAACAGTAGCTGACGGATGTATCTATGAAAACTCACAGACTATATCTAACAACTACACAATAACCACAAATAAAAACGCTATGAGTGCAGGGCCGATCACGATAGCAAGTGGTGCGACATTAACAATACCTTCGGGTAGTACATATACAATAGTTTAATATGGCAATACAAATAAATGGTAATGGTACTATCACAGGTATTTCTGTTGGTGGTTTACCAAACGGTATAGTAGATACCGATATGCTTGCTGCTAATGCTGTGACTTCAGCAAAAATAGTTAGTGGTGCTGGAGGTAAAGTTTTACAAGTTATCAGTAATGTTGAAACAGACGTAGTTACTTTAAATAACCAGCAATCTTGGACAGCAGTTCCGGGCACAGATCAAAATGGAAGTGGAAGTGTATTTGCTGTAGCAATAACACCTACAGCCAGCACCAGTAAATTTTTAATTAATTTTGAACTTTATTATGCTGGTACACAAAATGATGTTGCAAGTTTTAAGTGGTATCGAGGTTCTACACAATTAACAAAAGCTACAAATACTGGTAATAGAGTAGCTACTGGTGCATCTGCAAATTATGAAGGTAATGACGGTAATAATATATCACCTGTTATAACTACACAAACATTGCTAGACAGCCCAAACACAACAAGTCAAGTAATTTATGCTCCTTATTACTATAAATATCATAGTGATAATGCATATTTAAACAGAAGTATAAGAGATTATGAAGGAAGCACATACGATACAAGGTGCTGTTCACAATTAACAGTAATGGAGATAGCAGCATGACAATAAAATTAAATGGTTCAACAGCCGGTTCAGTCGCTTTAGACGCACCGGCTTCTACAACAGGTAACGCAGATATAACATTTAAGTTACCTATAGCTGACGGTACTGCTGGACAAGTACTACAAACTGATGGATCTGGCAATTTAAGTTGGGTTTCAAACGATTCTGGATTGGTAAAAATAGAAACTAAAGAAGTTACAGAAGCAAATGCTTCAACAACTGCTTTTCATTTTAATAATGTATTTTCTAGTACATATTCTGATTACATGGCATATTTTGATATTAGAAAAACTGCTGTAGCTCCACATGTTTTTTGTTGTCAGTTTGGAAAAGGCGGTAATGGAAGTGTAATTACAAGTAATTTTTATGCTCGTGGTACTGTTCATTATCATCAACTTGGAACAAGTAATGAGGGACAATTAATTTTTTTAAGTAGTCAGGGAGTATTTCAATTAAATGGAACGGTTGATGGTAGCACTAGCGGTTATGGATTTAAAGGGACTGCACACATTACTGACCCATATAATAATAATAGTTCAAATGGAGTTGGTGTATTAACAGAAGTTTTAATGCAGTACCATACAAGTAATGGCTCCAAGTGGAGAGAAGAAGGTGCTTGCATGGGAGATCATAATGAACAAAGCAACTTGACAGACATTAGATTTGGAATTGTTAGTGGACATAATGGTGCAAATGATATATCAAGCTCAGCAACTTTTGCACCTGTTTATGGTAGATGTACTATTTATGGGGTAGTTAAATGAGTAAAATACAAACAAACCAAATACAGCATACACAGAACGGTGCAGCTGTATTTACACTACCTACATCAGATGGTAGTGCTAATCAACTGTTAAAAACAAATGGGTCAGGTACATTGTCATTTGTGGACTCAGCAGTTGGTGGTAAAGTTCTTCAAGTTGTTAATGCTTTAACTTCGACTGCAACAACTATTACTTCAAACTCTTTTACAGATACAGGTGTAACTGATTCAATTACAACAAGTGCTGCCAACTCAACAATATTAGTACTGGGAAGTATGGCCTATGATACTGCTAGAGACGATCATTTTTGTGGTGCTAGAATTAGATTAGTTAGAACTCTAAGCGGTTCTGACTCTGCTTTTATGGAAAGCTCAAGTGATAAAAACGTAGGTGCTTATGTGAGCAGTTCATCTCATTTTAGAACATATGGTCAATATCCTCTCAACTTCCACGATTCAGGTTTAAGCTCTGTAGCTGCTGGAACTACAATAACTTATAAAGTGCAAGCCAGAGTTGAAAATACTGGTGCTAGTGATGATATAAGAATAAATAACGGATCTAAATTTTCAACAATAATTCTTGTGGAGATAGGTGCATGATTATAGAAATAACTGATGCCATCAAGTCTTTAAAACCAAATGCAAGTTGGGTTTTAAGAGGAATGGAATACTCTGGACTTGAGTGGAAAGATGAAAGTCAAACAAAACCTACTGAATCCGAAGTCGAAGCAGAAGTAAAAAGATTACAAGCTGAATATGATAGTAAAGATTATCAACGTAAAAGAGCAAGTGAATATCCTAGCGTGGTCGATCAGCTAGACTTAATCTACCATTCTGGCATCGACGCTTGGAAAGCGAAGATAAAGGAAACCAAAGACAAATATCCTAAACCATAATGGCATTAACACAAGTAAGCACCGGCGGTATCAAAGACGGTCAGGTGCAAACAGCTGATTTAGCAGATGCTCAGATTACAGCTGCTAAACTACATGCCGATGCTCTTGATCGTACCTATACACTAGGAGCAGACGGCAGCAACCACTATACATTTACAGGAGAGGGCTTGACCGGGGCGGTCAATGACCCTACCTTGTATCTAACACGTGGTAAAACATATAGATTTGTAAACGGTAACTCCTCTGGAGCACACCCGTTTCGTATACAAAGTACAGCTGGATCTAGCGGTACTGAGTATAATACAGGCGTAACAAATAACGCCGGAGCTGGAGGCTCTACAATAATATTTGAAGTACCACATGATGCACCAGATGTCTTGTATTATCAATGTACATCGCATGCTGCTATGAATGGTATATTTTATGTAACAGGAGCACTAGCTGACGGAACAGTTACTACAGCAAAACTTGCAGCAGATGCAGTTACAGGAGCTAAGATAGCAGATGATGCTATAGATTCTGAACATTTTGTAGATGGTTCTATAGACACAGCTCACATAGGCACTGGTGCAGTAACAAATGGTAAATTAGCTGCTGATGCTGTGACTACAGCTAAAATAGCTAACAGTGCTGTGACTAACTCAAAACTTGGAGATGACTGCGTAACAGGATCAAGAATTGCTGATGATGCTATAAACTCTGAGCATTATGTAGACGGATCTATAGATACTGCTCACATAGCAGATAGTGCAGTTACTGACGCTAAAATTGCATCTGGTATATCTTCTTCAAAACTAACAGGAGCTTTGCCTGCTATTAGTGGTGCAGCCTTAACTGGACTTAGTGCTGGTGCGTTTAGCAGTTTTGCAGTTATTGGCGATCAAAAAGGCACTAATACATCTGGGGGTTCTTCAACTAGCGGTGCTTTTTATACTAGAGACTTAAATACAATATTTACTGACCCTGATACTATCGTTTCTATAAGTAGCAATCAATTTACATTACAAGCTGGAACTTATTTGCTACACGCAAACGCCCCTGCGTATAAATCATCAAGGCATCAAATTATAATTTGGAACGCAACTGATTCAGCAGTAGTAGCAGTTGGAACAAGTGAATATGCTGGTTCTGGCGAAAGTGTTCAAACTAGAAGTTTTGCTACAAATAAGGTTACTATTACTGGTGCAAAAGCATTTGAAGTACGTCATAGGGTTGGTAACTCTTTAGCTACTTATGGCTTGGGAGTTGAAACAAATTATGACCTTCAACCTAGCATATATACAGTTGTAGAGATTTATAAAGCATAGTGGATATACCCACCATAATATTACCGGATGCAGTACAGCTGCAAACCCCTTCTTTACCTCTCCCTACAGCAGATGTTCCCTCATATCAACCTTTGGTCGTACCTCCGCAAGATTTACGAAGACCCGAAGGTACAAAGGAGGTGCAAACAGAAGAAAACCCACCCCCAAAAATACACTTTCCACCCTTACCTAGTATCACTTTACCATCGCAAGAAGTCTTAGTCGCTGCATCGGTTACTGCTGTAACTGCTGTAGCAGCTGCGACTGTTACACAACCTGTAATCAATGCGTTGAAGGATAGAATACAAAAGTTCTTACAAGGCAAGATAAACAAATGGAAACAAAACCGCCAGAAAAGAAAGGCATCCTCAAAAAAATAAAAGAGAATGTAGATGACCATGACGAACAGATGCAAATACTAGGAGCCATGGTGCGTCTAGGAGTAGTTATCTGGTCTGGTTTTATCATTACACTAAATTATGTTGAACTACCTATGGTCAAGAAGACTGGAGCATCGTCCGATATCACGTTCGTCGCCTCGATTTTTACGGGTGCACTGGCTACGTTCGGGCTATCTACAGGTAGAACAAAAGGTGAGAAAGACAAACAACAACCAAAACAATGAAGAAACTAATTCTTCTCTTAGCCCTGTTATCACCCGCAGTAGCAAGAGCTAATACTGTCACGCCCCAGTTTACTACAGGGTCTATGAACAGTACAACTACAACAACTCAAACTATAGTAGAGACAGAGCAAGTGCAAGTCTTCGGTGCAGCCGTAAACACTTGGTCTGGATCAAACATATCAGCAGCAGCGAGTGCTGGCATTGCTGGTGGTGATGCAGTATTTACAGTTACTGACACAACATTACCATGGAGCTTAGAAACAACAACAAGAGCAGCAGGCTTAGTAGAACAAAGAGATTATACACGCAACTATTCAATAAACTCTACTACTACATCGCTCTCTGTCTTCTCTCAGTAACACCTGTATACGCTGAAGGAGATACAGTTAATAAATCAAATCCTGTAGCAGCAGCTACGGGTAATGTGACGAACCAAGCCGTACAGTTTCAAAACAACGGTGCGTCGTCACGTCAGGTATATGGCCCAAACATACAATGTAATGGGTCTACTATGACGTTTAGTCCTTTTTATATGGGCAACGATACAAGACCAGAAGCTGAAGAAAGCTACAACATCAATCAGAACTGGGGCTTTCAAGTTAACTTTATGGTTCCGTTAGATCGTAAAGGTTTACAGCAATGTAGAGATATAGCTAAACGTCAGGAAGAAAAGATGCGGCTAGACTATGAGCTAGTCCGTGCGTTAAAATGTGCAGAGCTTAGACAGCGAGGTTTTACATTTCATCCTAAATCAGAAATGGTAGTATTATGTCAAGACATCGTACCTATATCTGCCCTACAACCACCTAAAAAGAAAAAGAAATTTTGGCAACGATGAGCACACTAACAAGATTAAAAGCCTTAGAAGCAGAAGCTGCTAAGAAGAAACCAAAGAAAAAAACAAAAGCAAAGCGTGACGAAGCCGGACGTTTTGTAAAAGATGAAGCAGACCTAGACACCCCATCAATGTAATGATTGCACTTATCAAACCTATACTGTTCAAGTTTTTGGGCAGCAAAGCTGTAAAGGAGCTTGTAGTCAAACTACTAGAAGCATACAGTAAGACTACTGACAATACAGTAGATGACAAGCTAACAGCTCTTGTCAAGAAGAACTTATTACCAGAAGAATAATGGAGAATCCAAGGGTTATACCCAAGAAAGCAACCGAAGAGAGTTTTAACGAGCTACACTACCTTGTTACAGAGGACTTTCTACGCAGAATCAAGAGTGGAGAAGCAACAGTACAAGATCTAAAAGCAGCTTGTGATTGGCTTAAGACCAATGACATCACAGGTGTCGCTTACGAGGGTAGTCCCTTGGACAAACTCAACAAGATCATACCAACTGTAGATCCATCTTTAGTTAAGAGAAAA